TTTGTGTATGCAGAAGCTGCAGCTGCGTTCGAATCGATTGCAAATGCACTTGTTGCTGTGTTATAATCATAACCAACTCTTGCAGACCAATAGTCAGTTGTGAAAGCGTTAGATTGTAACATTTCTAAGATTTCTAAGTCGATTTCTAAAGAGATGTACTCACTTAACATTTGAGTTAACTCAGCTTCAGCGTCGATTGAGTGGTATGCATTCAAATCTTGCGCTAATTCAGGAGTCCAAACTGCTTTCAACTTACGAGTCTTAGCAACGATTGGTTCTGATTTCAATTCTAATTCGATTTCAGGAATACCTAAATCTGCACCAGTTCTATCTTCAAAGTCACCACGAGTTATATCAGTTGGTTGTTTGTGATAAGATAAAGTTGCAACACCTTCAGCTACACCACCAGCGTTACCAGAACCAATAAATTGGATATTGTTACCGTTGATTTTAGTATATTGAGGTAAGTATGCGTTTGCAGTGATTGAACCAGATTGTACTAATTCAAATGCTCTAACGCCATTGAAATCTGCGTTTAAGTCAGCGTGAGGTACTGTAACTTTCTTCAAAGTACCAGCTGCAACTGATGCTGATAAATCTGCATCGAAGTTAACATCTGACCAAGAAGCTGATGCTACAGTCGCAGTTAAAGCTACTGAAGTATCGTTGATAGTATATCCGAAACGACCTGCTCCGTATAAACCACCAGTTGTAGCTTGAGTAGAACCTAATTTATTTCCTGCTGGAGATAAAGAATCTTTACCAAACTCACCACCTGTACCGAATAATGAAGAACCAGAGAAATCTGGGTTACCTGCTTGTGCAGTTGCGTATTTGAAATCCATATAGAAAATCAAACCTGAAGGTAAGTTCATTGGTTGAACTGAAACGAATTCTTTAGCTGCGATAGAACCGAAGATTCTTCTTACTAAAGGTAACGCTACACCAGCCCATTCTTCAGAACCTGAAGAAGCACCTGTCTTAGTTGATTCGTCCAATAATTGCTTAGCTTGGTTTTCTAACAACACAGCCATACCGTGCTTAGAAGTTTCCGTACCAGCGTTCTCTAACAAACCTGTTTTTTCCCACTTTGCTTTCAAACCTCTAGTTTGCTCAAGCATAATGCTTTGTGGGTTAGCACCTGTCATTAATTTTTTTAAGTCCATTTTAAATGAATTTATTTTTTTTGTTTGTTAATTACTTAATAATACCTGCTAATTTTTTGAATCTTGCAGAGAAGTCAGCTGATTCAGCAATTACTTGCTTAGCTGCTGCTTGTGCTGGCTTAGTAGATTTAACTGCTTTGCTAGCGATACCTTCTGTGATTGATTTTTTGTTAGCTTTTGATGTAGAAGAAGTATATTTGAAATTCTCTGCTAATGTAGAGAATACTAATTTAACCTCTCTTACTGATTTTGTTCTATCCAAAGTTTCAATAACTTTAACTTTTTGTTCGTTAGTCATATTGTGTGCTCTGAATAATTTGTTAGCAAACAACAATTTAGCGTTTAATAAGTTTACTTCGTTGATAGTCTTTTGTAAAGATTTGATGGTTTTGTAAGCTTCGTTAAGCTCTTTTTCCATTTCTTCTTTATCTTCTTCCTCATCAACTTTCTCCTTATCATCTTTCATGTCTGCTTCCATTTCACGAAGAATTTCTTCTAAGTCGATTACATCGTCTTTTTTCTCAGCTTCTTCTTCTTCGTTAGTTACAACCACTTTAGGGTCTTCGCCTTTGTCAGTACCAGCTTCAGAACCATCTGCTAAATTTTCATTTGCAGGCATTTCTTCATCTGAATCTTCACCAGGTTCGTTTAATTGTGATTCTAACTCTCTGATGATTGCATCTAAGTCCATATCTTCTTCTGATTCCTCTTCAGTAGGCATGTACTCTTCTTCATCACCCATTTCTGAATCCATGCCCATGTTACCCATGCCCATTTCATCTTCACCTTCTGCTTGCGCGAAAGGATTTTCTTCTTCAGAATCTTCACCTTCTAATTCTGCTAATCTTGCTTTTAATTCAGCAATTTCTGCATCCTTATCAGATTCCTCATCACCCATTTCCATTCCGTACCCATCTTCTTCATTGATATCTGCTACCTTTTTGTAGTCATCAACTTGTGCACCTGGCTCGCCAGATGTAGTTTTAGTTGAACCACCTTCAAATTCGGTATGAGCATCTAATGAAGGAGTTGAAGTAGAACTTCCAATGTTTGTTGAGTCTAATTCCTCATCAACTTTTTCAGTTTCATCATCTTCCATTTCTGCCTCTGCTCTTAATTTTTGTGTTAAGATAGATTGTAGTCTTGGAGTAAATGCTTCTTCCAAAGCGATTTTTGCGTTTGCTAATGCGGTTTCTTTAACGGCTTTAGCATCAGCGATTGCTTCTTTCAATAATTTTGAATTTGCCATCTTGCTTTTCTCCTTAAATTTGTTTGTGAAGTTATTCAGAAAGGAACTCCAATGTAATTATGTTGATTGTTCGTTCACACCTTATAGAGAAGGGTATTCATTAACCAACGATGTCTAAATAATAAATCCTATATAGGAATAGGATATTTGATAATAAGTATGTAAAATTTTTAGAAAACTAAAGAAAACCTAAATTTTTTTGGTTTTTTCGTATGGTTTCTTCTCTTTGTAGTCGATTTTTAACGGATTTCTTAACAAACTCTTTTCTTTCTCTAAGTTGTTCAATTTGTTTAGTACTTTGGACTTTTCGTTTGTATTCTTTTAAAGCACCTTCTATATTTCCGTTCTTTATATTAACAATCAGCATTACTGATGATTTACTAATTTATATTTTGTTTTATATAATAAGGATACAACAGTATCAATATCGTTTTGAATCCAACTATCTTGTAATTTTGGATTTTGTCGTAATCTAGCTACCATATTACATAGAGTATCAAAGTATTTAATAATATTTTTAATATCATTATTTTTATCCAATGTTCCAATGCCTGAAATTTGAATCAATCCTTCTTTACCCTGATATACTTCTACCAACCCATCAATTAATCCACTAATTGAATCGTAGTATTCACCTAATGCTAAATGCGCTGAATGAGAACCTACACCCTTAACCCCTAAATGAAATGAGTGAGCTTGTGTTCTACTTTGTAATAATAACGATGCTAATTCTTCCATTTATTTCACTTTATGCTTTCCATTTCATTGCTTGAATTTTCTTACTCATATCGGATGTTATTCCTCTTTCAGTAGCTTCATCATTCATTGCTTTGGTTGCAGTTTTTGCTAATTCTAATTCTAATTCTTGATAATTAATATTTTTATCATTTTTATACTTACTTAATGCTCGTTTAGTAGCTGAATCATTGATAAATGCGGTTACCCAAGCTGGTCCGATTCCGGTAGTGGAAACTATATCATTCATTCTACTAATAAATCCCATATTAGTGTATAATGATTTATAAATATCTTTTAATGCCCTTTGTACTTCAACACTTCTACCGTGATAATATGCATCAACATTATCGGCTAACTTATTAAAAAACATGGTAAGAAAACCAAACAATGCAATACCACCAAGTATTGTCAATAATCCAAGTTCATTTAAATTTTCTTTTTTTGCCATTATTTTTTGCAAGTTTTGCATTCTTGTAATCCCAATCTTTGTTTCATAACTTGCTCTGAAACATCTGCTATTTCAAAATATCTTCCTAACACATGTCCCATATCTTCGTATAGAGATTCTAATCTTTGTTCTTGTGCTTTTGCTTCTAATGATTCTTTTTCAAATGCAGCTTGTAACTTTTTTAATTCATTCATGTTACGCTTGATTGTAACTCTATCGAACCAATCACCACCTTCTCTTAAAGTATATTCTTGTGCAGCATCTGCAATACCACCTAAAGTTTCTGCAACCTGTCTGATATCAGATTTTCTAGTCATTCCTTCTCTATGCTGACCATATGTAGAAATTATTTCTAAGAAATGTTTTTTCAATTCCGTAGGTAATTGTTGAAGTTCTTCTTCTTCCTTTAATAGGTCTTTTAAGCGTATCATATACTATTTTTTTAAAATATCGTTTTTCTTAATCTTTTGTATAGCCTGCATTAATTGTTGCTTATCTAATCCTAATGCATCTATAATTTTAGCAATTACCAATTGTTCTTTTCTTTTTGGTAAATTATATCCTTTAATTTGGTCTATCAATCTATCCAAAAATCTTTCTACTTGAGATGGTAATGTTACATCCATATCATCTAACGATTCTTTAACATTAGTTTGCTTTCCAGGTACTAAATCTACTAATTTCATATTTGCTAGTTTAATTCAATTATAATTTCTCTCATTAAATCTTGTGACTTACACCACTTACCACATTCATCAGCTATTTGCTTCCAATGTTTTGATTCGTTCATTGGTGCCATAAATGCTCCATGTGTAGATGGATTTGATACAAAATCCCATCCAACTAATTCAAAATCTTCTTGAACCATTACAGTACCATCGTTTAGTTCTTTAACTGAACCTAAACCTCTTGATGAAATACCTAAACGAATATTGTTTTTTAATAATTCTTTAAGGATATTGCCAGATGGAGTTGAAAGTATTTCTACTACACCACATACATCATCACCTTCCCAATAGATTTCTCTAATGTTATGTGATACATTTTTTAAATTGATAACAGGTGAATCCGGATGGTCTAACTCACCAAGAGCTCTTCTCTCTTTAATAAGTTGTCCGTATTTTTGACATTCTCTTATTAAGATTTCTTTAGGATATCTTCTACCATTTTGATTAGCTGCACCAGCTCTTTGCAAAATCCCCTTAACTAAATAAGTTCCGTTTTCTTCTTGCTGAAGTTTTGCTTCAAATAAATGGGTTTCTATCAATAATCCTTTACTCATCTTATTTTATATCTTTTTTAACTTTTTCTATTGCGTTATCTGCCATAGATGAATCATTCCAAGACTTTAATATAATTGTCTTTAATTGATTTTCTAATTCAGTTTCACTCAATTCACCATTTGTTTTATCACTCGTTTTTATAATTTGAGTTTTAACATATGGTAAATTTATAATTTTATCAACTGTCCCATTATCGATTCCTCGTTTTGGGTCTATCATTTTAGCTATATCTGATATTGTTTTTTTATCATTTGATATAGAATCTAAAACTTTTTTAACATCCTCTTTGTGTTCCGATTTACCTTGAAAGTATTTAGTTCCTTTCATTGCTAAATCCACAAAATAGTAAAATATAATTTTAGCAATTAAAATAGTACCAATTGTTGCTACTATATCAATGGCTAAATTTTCATTTACCTTTTTTTTTTAACCCCTTCATTTTTAGCTCTTAATGCTGCTAAATCCGAACCTTCGATTTCACCATCACCATCCGTATCTATTTTCTTTTGGCCAGCAGTTAATTCAGCTTCATTATATCCTCTCAATCTTCCTTCTGATTTTGCTTTGTAAGCAGTATCTACAGCGTTGAAGAATTTTTTCTTTTCATCATCGCCCATTGAATTGATATCCTTACCAGTTTTATCCAACATATGTTTGAATAATTGCTGATAATCGTTTTCTTCCTTTACTACTTGTCTAACAAGCTCTTTTAATTGAGATATTTTCATTATTCTGAAATTTGTCTTATTTTTTGGTCCAATTTTAATAGTCTTTCCTTTATACTATAAATATGACTATTTGTTCTTTTCCAATAACTTTTGTTATCTACCCCACTTTCATTCTTAATTTTACCATACCAATTAAGAAATCTTTCCATTTCTCTTAATTGTTTGTTGATGTTAGATATTCCCTTACCGATTTTGGATTGCGCAGTTGATTCATCTCTTTTTAATTCTAACCAACGATTTTCACTAACAACGGTATATCCAACCATATCGGCTGCTTTTTTAGCTTTCTTCTTTTCATCGCCAGGTTTACCAAATGCATTAGGTGAATTGTATCCTTGTACATTTCCTGTAACATTCATTTCATCGACCTTTAATTCGGCATCTCTATATAACCCACTAACTTTAGCATCCAACTCATCTGCGAATTTCTTTTTTAAAGTTTGTAGTTGTTTTAATCTTTCAACTGCTTTCTTTTCGTCTGATGTACCTTTTGATTTCTTATATAATTCTAAAGTTTGTGAAATTGCATCCACAGTCTTCATATAATCGGTTTGGATTGATTTAACACCTCTAGCCTCCTTAACGATAAACTCTTTAACTTTATCAGGCAATCCTTTATGAGATGTTGATGCGAAATCTTTAGCATCTTTATCACTCATTGAATCAGCTGCTTTTGCAACTTCAGGAGATGGATTTTCCATATCACCCTTTTGAGCTGCATGTACCATTCCCATAAATCGTTGTTGAGCTTTACTTTGTGCTGGCATCTTTTAGTTCTTTTAAAAGTTCATATGACATCATCATAGCAGATAGATGTGATTCTTTAATAGCTTTTGCTGTTTTAACTTTCTTTAAGTTTGAAATAGTTTCTGCTAATTTAATTTTAGTAACTTTATCTGAAATTTTAGAACCAACTTCTTTTAAACCTTCTACAATTGTTTGAACTTCAACCGATACATATTCTTTTAATTTACCAGTGTTATTCATATTATTGATGTATTCTTTCAATAATCCTTTTTGTTGTGAAGATAGATTTTTATATTTTTTATTGAAATTTTCAATTAATAATTTGTAAGATATTGCTCTCAAATCATCATCTTGCTTTCTATACTCTTCCATTATAGCATCTTTAATTTTAACATCTTTATTTTGAATAGAAGAGTTAATGATGTTTTCTGCAATAGTAAAACGAGATGAAACTATATCAGTTGGGTCGTATTGCTCTTCCGATGTAGTTACTTCAAATATCTTATAGATAGATGCTAATGTTTTATAATTTGAAATAGGAGATTTGATAAACTCATCTAATCCATAAGTTTCTTTAATCTCTCTAATAAGAGTATATTTTTCTTTTGTGAGTTTTTTCTCATCCAATCGTTTACGAGCTTCGCAAATTGTATCAATGAACTTTTCAGCTTTACTTTCTGAATTATATTTTTCATTGATAAGATATTGATATAATTTCAATTCTTTGGATAATTCCTTCTTAGAATTAAAATGTTCTTTTAATATTTTTTCTGCGATAGAATTTACTTTACCAGACATGATTTCTGAGGTCACCTGTCTAACCAATAATTCAAAAATAAATCCTGTATTTTTAAAC